TGTCTTTTTGTTAGTTGACTACCTAAAGTTTCTCTTCTAGCATCTAAAAGAGCTTGATTGTTTGCAATTTTTTCAGATTCTTTAGCTATGTCTTTTTGGGTAGCCATTCCCCTAGTTACTTTAGCTTGAAGTTGAATTAAAGATTCTGAGTTTTTTACTGCTTCTTTAAGACCTGCTACTAAACCTCTTTGCATTGTTTTACCAACGACGTCAACTTTATCACCTAACTCACCAGCACCATCGACCGCATCTTGAAATGAACTTATTAGTTGGTCACCAAGAGTACTAACAGCATCTAGGATATATCCTAATTCTTTAGTTACTTCCTTTGATTCTTTTGTTGCTTTACCATCACCAAGGCCCATAATACGCTATTTTGTTATAAATATGAAAAAAAGCAACTATTTATAGCTGCTTTTATTTTCATAGGGTTTTGATGCTTGTTTAAATTGGGGGGCATTAACTTTTCCTTCAGAATCCATTAATGATGTTTTACCAGCAGACATTTCATTGTTTTCTTGTGCTGCTTTTTCTTCATAAAAATCGTTTATTTCTTTAAAAGTATATTTACGTAACCAGATAGGCATATTATACACTGCATAATAATCATACCCACCTTTCCCATGAAATATTATTTCATGTATTTGTTTAAATATATTTAATCTAATCCTAGGCGCGGTCTTCAAGGTCAGGCCAAAAAAAGCTTAGTCCTATAGGGACTAATACCTCCTCTCCGCTATCTAGAATAACAGTAAGATCAACATCGGGTTGAGTATTTCTTAAATGTTCTCTAAAGGCTCTAGTATCTCTAGCTAGAAAGTAAGTATCAACAAATTCTCTGATTTCTTTAGTCTCAGTTTCTCCATTAACCGATGTAATTGTATATTTTAATCGGGTTGAGGCTTCAGGAGATGAATTTTTATTTAGTTTTTTTAATCCTTTTAGTTCTCTTTCAATTTTAATTTCATCATGACCATTTAAGATCTTATATGTAATTGGTGTATTACTGTGAGGTAATACAAAACTAAATTCATTTTTTCCTTGTTCAATTAAAGACTCGTCAAATATTTTATTTGCTAATTCTGATATATCAATTGTATGGACTTTACCATCTATTTTCACAGTGTAGTCTGATCCGTAACCTAATACACGAGTAGCGATTAAAATTGCATTTTTATCTCCTATAATTAAATCCTTTGGGTTTATTTTGGATACAATTACGGATTCTAAAAGCTTATCTAGTACCGTACCGTTTTCAATAAATGATGAATTGGACAGAATATCTTCTTCTTTAGCAGTCATGTATTTGATTTCTACTTTACCACTTGATAAGGGGTTGTCTTTTGGATACAATAACCCTTTAGAGGGTAATTCTATTTCTTCTGTTGGGAATTTAAATTCACTCATATAATCTTTATTTAATTAAAACTTTGTTATCGTGTATACATATGTAAAATACAAAAAAGCTTGGCGTGAGCCAAGCAATTTTGATAAATATTTGTTGTATTATTAGAAATTTAAAACACAATAATCAGGTTGTACCGTCATTGTAATTTCTTGAGCAGCATTTTCTTGATCCCAGTTGTAATCTCCAAATGAAGCTTCTGTTATCATTGCTCCTTTAATTATCCATTCTGATACTACATCTCCTACAGGACCTAATACATTTATAGTTAAATCTTTTTTATAGAAATCACTATATCCGTCTCTACCAGTTACTGATTCATGATGTAATCTAACCCATTCCATTACTGATTGTGCACCAGAAGGAGTAATTGGGTCAAATAGTGTAAACTGAATAGTTCCCCAAGTTGTTTTACCTTTTACAAAACGTTGAACGTTAATATGATTTAAAGGTACTGTTCCTTGTGATACGGTTACAGCTCCAACTCCCTTCATAATGTATGCTGGGAATCCGTCTACAAAAGCAATAAATCTATTCTTTTGTTTTGGCTCAAATGCTGTGAAAAATATTTCGTTTGGGTTTAATACTGCCATTTTCTTATCTTATTTTATTATAAATATTCGATTTTTTTCTTCTTACGATGGAAATGATGCTCCAGTTGGTAAAACGTTGAAATCTAGTAAAATAAATTCTGCTGTTTTAGTTGGTTGTAAGAATAACTGTCCTATTAACTCATTTCTATCTATTACATCCGGTGTATTATTAGATTCGTCCATTACAACTTTAAAGGCATATAATCCTTGTCTTTGTTGAACATTTTCTAAATATGGATTCACTTGAGTTAAGAAATTTTGTCTTGTTGCAATTGTATTTTGTTCAAATACTAAATTGTCAGCAATTTGAGATATATAATCTTTAAGTGTGATTAATAATCTACGTACATTAATTCTATCAAGTGCAGTAGCAGCTTTTTGTAATGTCTTCTGACCAAATACTACAACACCTTGGTTAGGGAAGGTAGCTATTGGGTTTATATTTGCTTCATATAATGAATCTCTATTTGCAGAAGTTAATTTCCTTTCAGCTCTAACTACTTGTCCCATTCCTCCTCTAGTAATACCTGCTGGTGCAAACCATGGATCACTTGAAGCATCAGTAAAGGCATATATTCCAGGAATAAATGTTGAAGCTGGTATATAAACTAACATTCCAGTGTTTGGATCAACCGTTTGTAACCACGGCCAATAAGTAGATGTATAACTGTTATCAATACCTGCTACTTGTGCTGTTACGGCCCCAATTAAAGAACCATAAGATACCATATCAATTACTGCAATATTATCACCACGTGAAATGGCATTATTCATTAAACTAGTAGTTTGTGTTGAATGGGCTGCATGTAATAAACCAGGTGCTGAAGCTACATTATATTGATAATCGTCGGCATTTGCTAATAAAGCAATTGCGCTATCATAATCGGACCCAGTTAAACCTTGTGTTTGTGAACCAATAGCTTCGTAAAAATTATTTGCACCTCCTGCCATTATGTTACTTCCAACTCCAGAAGCAAAAACACCTTGTGAACTACCTGACCCTACGGCTGGTAGACTAGATGTGTATTGATTTTTAGCGGAACCGTCGTTATTAAAATAATGAGGGGTTGCTAAATTTACTTGTTTTACTCTTACATAAGAAGAGATATTACGGTGTGAACCTGATTCTTGTAAAAATGTTGTACCATCTTGTGTAACTACATTTGTAGTAACATCCCCAATTGCTCTTGTAATAAAATTAGGTGCAAATGGGTCTAATGAAATGTTATTGAAGTTTTCTAAAATGACTTTGTTACTTTGAGTATCATCTCCTCGTCTAATTAGTAATGAAAACACACCAGATGAAGTGTTTACACTTGCAATCTCCCATCTAAAGTTATCAGATGATCCAGATAATAATGAAGCATTAGATCCAGTTGGACCAGCACTATTCATTATTTCTCCTTGTGATATTGTTTCTAATACAAAAGGTGATACATTACCCCCACCACTACCTCCGGAACCCGTAGGTATTAATGAACTTGTAGCAGCTGTCCAGTTTGCTGAGGATGATACTACTCGTGTTACTAACAATGAATTACCCCCATTTTGGAAGTATTGATTTGCTGCTATTGAAGTTAAGTAAGTATATTGAGCTGATCCGCTTTCTAAAGCACCACCAAAGATGTTTTGGTAAGAACTAAATGAACTAATTAAAGTAGGTCTTTCAACAGGACCCTTAGTTGTAGGTCCTATAATAGCTGCGCCCCTAACAGTTGGTTGAGCGGTAACAAAGGATTGATCGTTTTCTCTTGCTAATACTCCAGGAGATATTAATGTTTCTGCCATCTTATTATATTATTTTTAATATTGTTTTATTATAAATATTAAATTTTTCTTCAAAAAACTATTTTGATAGAGTAAATTCTCCACTTTCTAAATTAATACTACCGTCACCATACTTATCTTGTAATGATTTAGCTGTTTTGTTGGATTCCTCTTGTAAATCAGCAAATTTATCTAGTATTGTACTTCTTTGACCCTCTAACATTGCTTTCTGAATATCTACACTACCTAAATTAAGGGTAAGTACCTGTTGTTTGTCTTGAAAATCTCTTAATTTTTTTAATTCTTCTTCTGATAATTTAATTTTTTCACTCATAATTTTGTTTTTTTATTATTTATTAGTATTTAATGGTTTAAAATAGTTAAATGATTTTAACATTTCTTTTAATTCTTCTTTTGATACACATACCTTATCACTTGTAAATTCTTCTTTATGACCAGCATCTGTTATATCCTTATAATGCATGTAAATAGTATTGTCATCTAATGTTTGACATCTTGGTGATTCTTCTTTTGATATCATCATCTCATGTATCTTTTCAGATATTCTTGGTTTACCAAATCTATATGTTAATCCGAATTCTTCTTCAAATATTTCAAATAAATCTTTAACTAAAAATGATTTTAAATTAGGTATAACATTAAAACCACTAGTATTAAGTCCTTTTTCAATTAAATCCATTGCCTCTTCTATGTCAACCATAAAACGAGTCATTTCTTTAGAATATAATGTAAGGATGTATTTTTTATCAATAGAATCCCAAATTAGTGGTATTATACTGCCCGTAGAATTCAATACATTACCGTAGATTGCGGTAGATAAACGCACGTTAGAATCTTCAGCATTAACTATAAATGATTCACCTGCTACGAATTTCATTGCGCCATATAACGTAGTGGCTGCTCTTGATTTATCGGATGATATGAAACAAGCGGATTCAAAATTGTTATCTTCTGCTGCTCTTCTTGAATTTACGGCACCATCAATAATTACTTTTATAGATTCTTCTACATTTTGGTCTACGGCACCTATCTGTTTTAAAGATGCGGCAAATATTCCTACATCGTGACCAAAAGCAGATCTAGTCAATAATTCGTAATTTCTAATATCTCCTATAATACATTTAATGTTAGGGAATCTTTTTTTAAGGTAATAATGTTTAGCCTCATCTCTTGAGTAGACGGTGATTTCATTATCATCATAATAACGTTCTACTAAATGGGAACCTAGATAACCAGCACCCCCCGTTATAAATATTTTTTTGTTTTTCATCCTACTTGTTTTATTTGTGGAAATGGGATTATGTATGGAATTCCTAAATGTTTTGTTTTATCAATTATCATATCAGCAAAATTCCAAGCAAAAATTAAGA